ACCACTTGGACTCATCCAAGAGATCATATTATTCCTCTCATCATATTCATAGACAGGAATTTTAAATGTATATTCTTCTTTTGGGACAACCCTAAGAATTTTTAAAGAATCTGTCACAGTTTTATTACCCTCTGTAATAGTTTTTCCAAGCGTCTCCACTTCTAAAAGAACAAAATCTTCCTTATAAGAATAATATTCCAAGACATCTTTCATGTCTTTACAGAAATGAAATCCTATAGAGCACATTTCTAATTTATCTACACTATAAATCTTACCCACTTCATAGGTAAGACCTAAACACTTCATATCGTACGTTGCTTTATATCCTTTCATAATATTATTTTCTGGGGAATGGGTAAGAATCGATCCTACCCACCCTATGTTTAGAGGGTTGTGATCCGTGAATTGCGAAGCTCACATGCAAGATCTCGGGTATCAACATTGACCCATTGGGCCTTATGCTGATTGGTCCTTATGCTGATTGGTCCTTTCGAGAACCATGTTTTCGCCCCCAATAAGACGGAACGATCCATCACTATTTCTAACTGCGGTAAATTGGAAAATCTTGGGATTCTTCAATTGATCACGATTTCTCATCCACTGTTTATTCTTTCTATTCATTTTCATCATTTTCATCATGTTTTGTTCTTGTTCTTAGAATTAATTATAATATATTAGTGCCCATTGTCAACTGTAATTCCCGGACCATTTTGAAGAAAATCTTCAACTTCTTCATCAACGATCAGATCAAATAATTCAGTTTTTAATTCCCGGAGGGTTGACTCTAAATCGTCAACCATTCCATCCACTGGAACTATCGTCGGCTCATCTGAAGAGTTGTAAATCTTAATGTTGGTTTCTTTAGCTACCGCCGTCCGAGCGTTACTAATATCTTCATCAAATTTACTCATCTTCTGTATCAATCTGGCATATCTTAAATCAATATCTTTTACGTCTCCTATTTTCATACCATACTAACTATCAATCAATCCCGGTGGTGGTCGGTCACATAAATTTCTTTAGTAGACATTACATCTATAATTTCATCCACGCTCCAAACATCCTTCTTGTAATCCCAAGAACAATCAATCGTCTTGCTTAAGGGAAACTCCGGGTTTCTAGTTAAATCATTACTGTGAGAATGTCCATGTAGATGGAAACTCCCTCTTGAAAGAGTGTTCCAATTATGGAGCGGAAAGTGATTAAGGATAAACTTTTGCTTACCAATCCGAATCTCCGCTTGATTCCCAATAAACTCTACATTGCCCATTTTTAGGGGATACACCTCAATGTTTTCTAAGCCATATTGAGTGCGCACTTCTTCCTTATACATCCTAAACATGTTAGAATGATGGTTTCCCCAAATCTTCTTAATGTTTTGGCAATTAATACTCGAAAGCCAAGATCTACATTGGTCATCAGTTGCATTGAGGAACGTGTCTCCCAAATACCACAAATAATCACCAGAGAGCACTCGTCTATTAACGGAATCAAGGATTCTCTCTGCGGCATCTTGGGCATTTAGATATCCTCTCGATTCCCAAATAGGAATCTCCCACTTAGGGTCGTGGAAGACATGCCAATCACTCGTAAAGAAATGCTTATGCCTCTCCCCCCAAGGAAATTTCAATATTCTGTTCATTTTCTTTTAATTTTTTAAGTTCTTCGACGATCTCGTTTACAGTCACCAGTTTATCACTGATATCACCATTGTCAAGCATCAATAATACCGGGGTCGTTCGAATTCCGTATTTTTTGTAGAGTTTCTTATTTTTTATAAGGTCGCCCTCAAACAAAGAAACATAATCAAATTCAATGTCTTCCGCCTTCATCCTTTTTCCAAGGACGAAATCAACACCCCAACACTTATTGAGAAATAGTATGTATTTCATAGATAACTCTCAATTGCCATGCGAATGAGTTTATCTTCGACTTCTCGTTTATCCAATTTAATGAATGCATATGGAATGACCCACCCCACAAAGTTTGTCTGTAAGTGTATGGCCTGATCTCTACGAGTGTCCAACTTTGAAATGTGAATTTCAATTTCTTTGTCCATATTTACCATTGCCTTTAAGACCTTCGAATATGCGAGGGTAACTTCAGCAATGAAGTCCTTACATTTCTCTGCAATCTCAAAGTCCAAAGTTGTTTCGATATAATCATAAAAATCTTTCGACTCCGTGAATCGAGGAGACTCCATAAACACATCAAGAACTTGTTTGACACCTTTAATGCCAGTAGCCAACTTATGCAATTCGCAATAAAGACTCGCCTTGATCTTCTTTAGAGTCTGCCCATCGGGAGATGATATTACAACACCTTCCTTGCCGACCCATGCATCAACATCCAAGATACATTCTTCAATAGAAGTATATTCATATTTCTTGGGGCGATTGACCCCCGTGAATGTAAACAAATCCAAAAACGATTGTTCATAATATTCACCAGTTTCATTATCAACCACACCAACAAGCGTTAAGGTTGGTTCTTCATGCTCCCGTAGAACTATTATATTGGTTAGAGTCGTCCACTCTAGTAAGAGCGAGCACCCCTCATATTGGGGAAAGTCAAACAAGCCAAACAGTAGTGGATACTTTTTAATCAAAATATCAATCTCATGCCCATTGGCCATTTGACGCGCATCAATAGTGCCGCGAGTTCTTATAATTAGCTCCTCCTTATATTTTGAAATTATCAATAATGATCCATCTATCTTATGGCGGGCATTTATCTTCCAAGAAGTATCCCATGATTGAAAATCGGGACGTTCCCCGTAATTAGTGAACTTCTTGAACCCCTGTGAAATAACAAAATTATCTGATTGACGAACAATACATGAACGAAATCGAGCAATTTCATCTACCCACTTCGTGCTCATATCTTTTGGGGTAATAAGCCAACACTTATCCCCACTAAACTCACACTCCTTAAAGTTAAATTGTTCTGCGTCCGGCAATTTCATAATCACACTATATTTCGGTTTTAACTAATCGATTTTTGGGGACCCCAACATCAAAGTCGCAGTATCCGAATCATATTCATCATAGATTTGGTATGATGCGTCCTTCTTATATTTTAATATCTTGATCTTCATGATTCTTATTTATTAAACCAATTAACACTCACCACGCCTTTAGGAAGACCCCAATTAGATTTACACGTATCAGATGGGGATATTGTCCCCACCTCGGTTCCATCTTCCAGAAGCATTTCACCATATCCATCGTCATCGACGAAGAAATTAGCCCTACAACATTCTAGAAAATCCCCAATGGGTATGATATCATCCTCAAATTCCAAATAATCTTCGAAGTTTATTTCTTCCAATTTTGTTTCTTCAAATTTTGTAATTTTCATGATTCTTATTTATTTTTATATCCCACAATCTCACCATAAAACTACCCAAAAATGGGTAAATACTTACATGAAGATGTATTATTTATACCGACATATTAGATTAGATAAAAATGAAGTATTCTACGTTGGAATAGGGACGACCAATTTACATTCCAAAACAAAACGCATGAAATATAGAAGAGCATATGATAAATGTAAACGGAAGAGGTCTAATCACCACTGGCAACACATTATCAAAAATACAACATATGATGTTGAGATAATTATGGAACATCCAAGTTTAGAATTTATATCAAACAAAGAGATAGAATTTATTGAAATTTATGGTCGAAAAGATTTAGGAACTGGAACATTGTGTAATTTTACCGATGGTGGTAGAGGTACAACTAACATGTGTATTAGTAACATCACCAGAGAAAACATGAAGAAAAGCTCATGGGTCAAAGGTAAATTTGGAAAGGATCATCATTTAAATAAAATAGTATATGTATACAAAATATCTGGAGAGTATGTTAATATGTTCCATGGGTATCGAGAAGCCGCAACAGCGTTAAACTTTGATAAGTCAAATATCCGACTGGTATTATCCGGAAAATGCCAGCAATGTTTTGGTATGGTGTTTAAAGAAAATTATTTGGGGCCACATATTGAACCAATAAAGATAACAAATTTAAAAATTCGAAAAGTCTCATCGTTTTTAATGAACCACACACTATACAAATCCTATAACTCTGTTAGTTCTGCCGCAAAAGATTTAAAATCTTCAACGAGTAACATATCCCACGCGTGTAAAAATTATGGTCGAATATCTGTAAAAGGATATTATTTTAAATACGAAGACCTATAATTTATCCATATCTTCATAATCATCACCATCTATTGATTTACTTTCTTGAATATTGAATAGTGGACTTTTAAATTTAAAGGCCGGTTTAGAATTTCTTGATTCGATTCTCAAAACTATCCCCTCATTTATAACGTCATTATTACAAAAAATACAGAGCTTATCCAAAAAAGTTTCCTTTAACCTTGAAATGAACACACTATTCCAATTATCATCTATTGGAATATCAAATAACCCACACGCCCGCCCCGTGTAATGCCTTGGAACTGTTGTCAACTTATATTTCATACAGAATTTTTCAATATCCAACCATCCAAATTCTATAGGTCCGTCTTGAGTATTCTCAACAATCCTATATACCCGCAATTCAACATTTCCTTGTGTTACAGAGTAAGTGTAATTCTTTTGAATTGCTTTATTTTGGGAAGACCAGCCAACCAACTCCCCATAAATTAAAATATTTTCCGGTATTTTACCACAAAGACTTTCTGCCACTCGACCCCAAACATCATCTGTAAATTTACCATCTCTACGGTTCTTTAAAATATTTCGGCTAGAATAGATAAATTTATGCTCCGTCGTGGGGACATTACCCCCAAGATAATTTACTAAGCTTCGAATTGGGTCAAAGGGTCTAATACATTCAATATTAGAGTATGTAGACGCACATCCATGTAGCTTTTGGGTGATGGTAATATCATCATCAGGTTTAATTATCCAAATATTTTGTCCTAATTGGGGAGTACTATAGTGAAGTCTGAATTGTCCATCAATGAGACGAGATTTGATCCCCTCGTGATCTCTATTATACCACTTATTGACAAAGATATACGCCCCTCTGCGCATTGGCCGAGGAAAGACCCCAATGGTCGTATCTAGCCATTTTGGAACCCGAGACTTTTTAGCGTTTCCTTCACCTTTGTTTTTGTCCCCTTTGACATACTTAGTAACCAATACATCATCCCCAACGAGATTAAAAGTATGACCCACTTTAAAGTTGTTTTCATCGATTTTGTAGTATTCCGCTAATTTGGAGACCTTGAATAAGAAGCCTTGGGATGGGACAGATCGTAATGACACTGCCCGCACCCTTCCCTTACTTTCAAAGTATCCTTTAGTGGTCTCGTCCGCATTCAATGCGGCCTTATCGAAGAGATTTGCCCAAGACAAAAATTCGGCCTTGATGGCAGATTCCACTGGGAAATATACCACGATGTCTCCTTCTTTATAATCATCGTTTCCAATGATGATGGTATTTCCAAAGATTTCCGTAATCGAAAGTCGATCCGCATTTGGATGCTTTTCAATTTTCAGCAACTTGACCACGGTGGCCAGGTAATTTGGATCAGATTCTTTTGCTATTTTTAGTCCTGTCATGATCAAATTATATTTCGATTTTAACTAATCGTTATTCTCCATTTGGAACCATTTAAATCCGTATGAGAGATCTTATTATTATTATCATCATATCCATAGGTCCACGTAGAACCGTCTGAATCCGTCTGAGAGATCTTATTATTCTTCTCATCATATTCCCAGGTCAATTTGAAACCATTTGAAGTCGTCCGA